GCTGAAATCGTACTTTTATGCAGGGATCTCTTGCACTCAATCAAAAATTAGCATATAAATAAATCACTATACAATTAAATTAGAACGTAGACGAGTATAGTCGACGGCCTAGAGACTACGTTTGGAAAACTAGGAGGATACAATGGCAAATACAACGTTTTCGGGACCAGTAAGATCATTAAATGGTTTTATTAGTTTCGGACCTAAAGCAGTCGTTAGCTTAACAGCAACAGCAACTTTAACCGTTGCTGATCATGCAGGCAGATTATTGCTTTGCAATGCAGCAGCAGGTGAGTTTACTTTACCAACAATTTTAGCGGGAAGTTCATCAGCAGTAGCTGGAGCAAGTGACTACAACGTAGCAAGTAATCTGGGATGTACTTATACATTTCTGGTTCAAACTGCGTTTACAGCAGGTAAAATCAAAACAGATGGAACTGATGTGTTTATCGGTTATGCAAAGAGTCTAATGACTACTGCAGCAACTGGTGTAGCTTGGTTCCCTGGTGGTTCTGATACAGTCATGAGCTTTGATGGTTCTACTACAGGTGGAATTGTTGGAACTTATGTTCAAGTTACAGCGACAGCGGATGATGAATATTTCGTGGATGCGATAATAAAATCATCTGGAACGCAAGCAACACCGTTCGGAACTTAATAGATAAAATGTGAGCTCCTTCGGGAGCTCATACTTAAGGAGAATAAATTATGGGATATCCAGTGGATATAAAAACAACCCGACTTGCGGCGACAGGGGCAGGAACTATTTTTGGAGGTCCGGCTAGAGTATTAGGATTTTACTATGTAAATGATAATGCGGCAGGAAGTATTGCTATTTTAGATGATAGTACAACTCTTGCTACTTTTGATGTGCCTACAGGTGCAACAACAGCGGTAGTGAAAACGGTTATCTTTCCAGGAACTGGTCTTTATTGTGCAACATCGGCAAAAGCAACATTAACGACTATTGATATGGTTACGTTTTTTTATGGATAGGAATTATAATGGCAAATACTACTTCAGGAGCATATAGTTTTGACCAGGACTTTTCTATCGATGAAATTATAGCTGATGCGTATGAACGTATTGGTTTAGTAGGTTCTGCAGGTCACCAACTTAAAACAGCTAGACGATCTTTAAATATTCTTTTTCAAGAATGGGGTAATAGAGGAATTCATTTTTGGGAAGTAGGAAATACTAATATCAATATCATAGAAGGTTCTGCAACAAGTGTTGATGCAACTGATGAAGGAATGGGTGTTTATACTTTTTACAGAAATTCTGTAGATAGCGCAGCAGCAGCTGCCGCATCACCTCAAGCAACCACTACTCCAGTAACTAATATCTATGGTATTACAGATATTTTAAATGTTACATACAGACAAAATTATAACACGACTGCTCAATCAGATACCGGTTTAACTAAAGTTGCAAGAGACGCTTATGCTGCAACAGCAAATAAAGCATCGCTTGGAACACCTTCACAATACTGGGTTCAAAGATTAATAGATAAAGTTACGATTACTCTTTATCCATTACCTAATTCAACAGCAGCATCTAATTATATTAATATTTATTATGTAAAAAGAATTCAGGATGTTGGAACATTTACAAATGCAACTGACACTCCTTATAGATTTATTCCACCAATGGTGTCAGGACTTGCATATTATTTATCAATGAAGTTTGCACCGCAAAGAACACAAGAAATGAAATTATTATACGAAGATGAATTTGCTAGAGCATTAGCAGAAGACGGTTCTGCAGCGAGTACTTATATAACCCCTAAAACTTATTATCCAAATATATGACATTAAAAACTGTAGGAATGGGAATTGTTAAAAAAATCTTAACCAAAGATCAAAAAAAGTGGAAAAAACTTTTTCATAAAAAAAAGAATTTAGATTGGAGCGATGTAAAAAAATCTTATAAAATTTTTACGAGGAAATAATGGCTAGATTTTCAAAAGGTAGAAGAGCACTTGCAATATCAGACAGGTCTGGTGTGGCATTTCCATATAGAGAAATGGTACAGGAATGGACTGGTGCTTGGGTACATACTTCTGAATTTGAAGTTAAACAACCTCAATTACAACCTCACCCAGTAGGAGCCGATCCTCAAGGTTTGCAACATGCAAGACCTTCAAGAACAGCGCCGGCTGTTCCACAGTTAATGCCTTTTAATCCTTTTACAACTTATGGTGCAGGATCTGCTTATATAAATGTTAATGTACCGAATCATGGTTTAACCAATGGAGATACTTATCGTTTTAGAGGAACGCCCACGACAGCGGGAGCTTATACGGATCCACAAAGTTGGGATGGAATTACAGGAGCCAAAATTGCTTTAGCTGCAGGTTATGCTATAACTACAGGAAAATATGTCTCTGGAGCTCGAGATACAGATTTTACAACTGACTGGTTTTATTTTGTTGTAAATACTGATACAGCTACAGCAGGTGGAATAGAAGGAGGAGGTTATCCAGTGTCCGTTGGACCGGTAACCATAGAAGCATAATGGCAGGATTTACATACGCAACACTTACAACAGCTATTCAAGAATATTGTGAAGTAGATACAACTGTATTTACTTCTACTATTACAGATCAATTTATAATGAATGCAGAATTTAGAATCAATAATGATTTGCCCATGGATTCAGATAGATTTGTAGATGAAGGAACCATGGCTGCGGATGTAGATAATATTAGAGTTCCAGCAGGGGCTTTATTTGTTAGAGGTGTTGAAGTTTTTAATGCTTCTAATTCTACGGAAATGGGTACGTGGTTAGAAAGACGTGATCAAACTTTCTTATCTGAATATGTCGGAAGATTAACGGGACCTGAAGGATCAACTACTTCTGGAGCTGATGTTACAGGAAAACCTAAATATTATTCTATGTTCGGTGGAGCTACAGGAACAACCGATACTACTTCAGGATCTATCTATTTAGCACCTACGCCGGACGCTAATTATATATTTAGACTTTATTATAATAAAATACCGGCCCAATTAGCCAGTGGTCAGACCACTACTTATATAAGCCAATATTTCCCTCAAGGATTATTATATGCCTGTTTAGTAGAGGCGTATGGATTTTTAAAAGGTCCGATGGATATGTTGACATTATACGAGCAAAAGTATAAACAAGAACTACAAACGTTTGCATCAATGCAAATTGGAAGAAGAAGACGAGACGATTACACGGATGGTACAATAAGAATACCAATCGAGTCACCGCCTCAATAATTAGGAGAATATTTATGGCAATAACATCAGCAATTTGTAACAGCTTCAAAGAAGAAATTTTACAAGGAGGACATTGTTTAAATGCCTCTGGAAGTACAGCTGCAGGCAACGCAATTAAATGTGCTCTTTATTCAAGCAACTCAGCAACATTAAGTAAATCAACAACAGTTTATGCTGCTCCAGCAGACGCAACTGCGGATCCAACTTCAACTTATGAAGTTACAACAACAGGTTCAGGATACACAGGTGGGGGAGCAACGTTAACAAATATTGATGTCACTCTAGATAGTGATACAGCAGTTTGTGATTTTGCTAATGAAAGTTGGACATCGGCTAGTTTTACAGCTAGAGGATTATTACTTTATAATACTACTGCTATTACAGGATTCACAACTAATCGATCAATTCTTGCTATTAATTTCGGTGCCGATAAAACTGTAACAAGTGGAACTTTCACTATAGAATTTCCAGCAGCAGCCGCATCAACAGCTATTATACAGCTAGCATAAGGAGTTCTTCCTTATGGCTAATACTTGGAATCAAGCCTTAACAACCTGGGGTCAAAATACTTGGGGAGAACAAGCTGACGTCACTCTTACATTAACAGGTCTTTCAGCAACTTCATCAGTTGGAAGTGTTACAGCTTTTAACGAAGTTGGATGGGGAAGAGATACGTGGGGATTTGAAAACTGGGGTGAGTCCGCAATAACGGTTCCTGTTACAGGTCTCTCATCAACTTTAACTTTAGGAACACCTACTACTACTCAACTTACAGTTGCTAGTTTAACAGGTATTTCTTTAACCGCTTCTGTAGGTACTCCAGTCGGAAGATCAGATGTTTCTTTTGCTCTTACAGGAATATCGGCCACTTCTTCTCTAGGATCCGTTATTACAGAAATTGGTGTGCCTCT